TAATCAGGGTGATGTTGTTACTGTATCATTTGTCTTACAAGGTCGTTCGTGGACGAACTTGGATGGAGAACTTAAACGTATGGCATCCATTCGATGTTATAAGATAGAGGCACGTGGTGGTGTATCACAACCTCCCCAAACTGCACCTGCACAACAGCCTGTTCAGCAGCCGACGCCACAGTCTACCTATCAACAACTGCCGGATTTTCCGCCTCCTGTTGATGCGAATGGTAATCCCAAGGACGATTTGCCATTTTAGCGTATGATTTTCGACTTGAAGAATGAATATATGGAAGAAATTTGGAAAGATGTAAAAGGATATGAAGAGTTATACCAAGTGTCTAATTATGGTCAGATACGTTCAGTTGATAGAACTGTTGGATATAGGTATAAAGGAAAACAAAGGATATACAAAGGTCGTATGTTAAAGCAAGTTGTAAGAAATGGATATTTATCTGTAAGTTTATCGAAAGAAAATAAACTAAAACAGAAAAATATTCATCGACTTGTTGCCGAAGCCTTTCTACCTAATCCATTTAATTTACCTGTAATTAATCATATAGATGAAAATAAGAAGAATAATATGGTTTCTAATTTGGAATGGTGCTCTTGTGCCTATAATACAAATTATGGTAGCGGTAGAAAGAAACAAGCAGAATCTCAACAGAAGGTAGTATTGCAGTATGATAGGAGTGGAAATTTATTAAATCAGTATCCATCTGCAACGATTGCGGCATTAAAAAATGGCTATAATCTTAAAACTATATCTCAATGTTGTCGAGGACATATTAAAAGTGCATATAATTATATATGGAGGTATAAATATGATATTTAACCTAAATAATTCTTTTGAACATGATAGGTTTAAAGAGTATGTAAATCAATTATATAAGCAAAAGGCTATTGTGGAAGTGAAAAAGAAACTACCTAACCGCACGCTTGCCCAAAATAGCTACTTGCATCTTCTTTTAGGGTATTTCGGTAGTGAATACGGTTGCAGTCTCGACGAAGCCAAGATTGACTTCTATAAGAGGACTTGCAACCGTGATTTGTTTGAACGTAAGACGGTCAACAAGAAAGGCAATGAAGTAACCTATTTGCGCAGTTCTGCCGAGCTGACAACAGGTGAAATGACTTTGAGTATTGACCGTTTCCGTAATTGGAGTGCATCAGTGGCAGGTATCTATCTGCCGGCTGCGAATGAACATCAAATGCTGATATACGCCCAGCAGGAAATACAAAGAAATCAAGAATTTATTTAGTTATGATAGAAACAAGAAAAACAGAAATCAGGTATGTGACATCTGACCCGAAAAAGATGCTCAACATGTACCTTGCAAAACGTGTCCTCAAAACATGGGAGGAATCTTTCATTGATGAAGATACAGGTGAAACAGTAACCATCGAACGGAATGAAATTCTTTTTGACCGTGGCACGCTGATAGACCAAGACACTTTGGCGAAAATTCGTTTCAGTATGGAAGCTGACGGCATTAAGGAAGTGGAAGTCAGCAACCAGAACCGCTTGGCATTCGAGAACGAGAACAAATTCTTATATCCCTATCTTGCACAGGCACAAATAGGGGACAAGAAACATAAGTTCCTGCTGTATGCCACCGGATTGGAAAATTCTTGTAGTATCTTGAAAGATTACATCGAACTAAACTATATGTTCGGATTCACCTTGACAATGGTCAAGGAGTTCGATTCTTGCGTGATTCTTACTGACAATTTGAAAGAACGCAAGGTAGATGATGCCACCCTCGAAGAATTAAAAGATACATTCCTTTTAAACGATTCTGTAACGGAAGAAGATGAAGAAGAGGGAGATTCCAAGCCCAATGAAAAGAAATTCTATCAGATTGAGACGAAAATCACATTCACGGATGGGGAGAATGAAGACGAGAGAGTTCAGACTTTTGTCGTGAACACCTTCAACGTTGACAGAGCAATGATGCTTATTACCCACTATCTCAAAAACAAAGAGGAAGAATGTGAGAAACAAGCCAAAGAAAAGGGACATGAGTTCAGAAAGAGGGAAATCCATACAGCCATTGAATCTGCTAAACCTATCCCGGTCGGGCGTTTTATTCCGAAAGAGTTTTCAATGGCTTATATGGAATAACTTTGTTAACCTGCCTGCTCGGTCTGTGAAGATATGGCAGGCGAACATGGAGAAGTGACGGAATTGGTAGACGTTAATCAAGATGTGAGGTGCAAAATTCCAGGATAACCGTTAATAACCAAGCCGGCAACCTGCGAGACATCTTAGGTAGAATGATTTAAAATCATATAACCGCAAAAACACCACTCGTCCCGGTTCGAGCCCGGGCTCTCCACATAAATGTGAGCCACACATAAATGGCAAGGGTTAGTAAATAATGGTTGTGCCCCGGAGAATACGCTTCGGGGCTCTAATCGGTAAACAAATAAAATCATACATTATGGAAATGGAAATAAAAATAGCAGTACCCGAAACCGGAAACATATTCGATGCAGAGTTCTCATTGTCAATTGTAGGCATGAAAGTTAAAAACCGGGAAGCACTAAAAATGCTTCCCGATAAAATAAAGCAATCCTTAATTGATTGTGTTGAACTCGAAAGAAATACTTGCTTGGAGGATAAAATCAAACAAGTACTTTAATCAACGTATGTGTCAAGGTAGTGAATGAAAAAGTCTATTTTGGAGATTACTTTATCGAAATCTTTTTGCACAAAATCAATGCGCCCTCCAACGGCAGCGGATTTAAATCTAAGATTGCTTAGACTTTCGAGTTCCTTGTTTAAAGGAAGTCCGGGATTAAAAGCAAATACAAGATGAACAAACTCCCTAATAGCATCATATATTCCCGGATACGAATTGAAAGGGTCTTCTATATTAAAGATTTCTCCTTTTTTCTGTATCTCCAATACGTCATTTTTTATTGCTTCCGCCTTTTCTTTATAAAATGATTTATCTCTCATATATTTTAAAGTTTAAAATTAGACAAAGCAAAGATAACAATAAAAGGGCATATCATATTTCCCAAGATGAGTTTAAAATTAGACACTTTATCCTCTCTATCAGATATGCCCTTATATTATAAATAGTATGCCATACTACATAAAAAGAACCAAGGCTAAGAAGAAAGACAAGCCTCTACCTCTGTTTGACAAAGCAGGGGTGACAGTAAAGAAGAAGCCGGATTTAAAAGCTAAGCTCGACAAAGAGTTTTCCCTTTTTATCCGGCTTCGTGATGCAATGCCAAACGGGTATTTTAGATGTATCTCGTGCGGACAGATAAAGCCGTTTACACAAGCAGACTGCGGGCACTATTTCAGCCGTACACATTTGGCAACACGGTTTGATGAGAATAATTGCCATGCCGAATGCCGACACTGCAACAGATTCAAAGCTGACCATTTGGAAGGCTATCGGGTGAATCTAATTGCTAAAATAGGTCAACAGAAATTTGATTTGCTGAAGGTGAAAGCTGCCGGCACTTCCAAAATGACTGATTTTGAGTACGAACAGCTAATCAAGTATTACAAAGCACTTAATAAAAAGTTACGAAAGGAGAAAGGTTTATGAGTTATGTATTGCGTGATTACCAACAGAAAGCCTCTGATGCTGCCGTTTCTTTCTTCAATAACAAGGCGAAGAAAACGAATGCTATCATGGTCTTGCCTACGGGTTCGGGAAAGAGCCTTATCATAGCGGATATATCTGCAAGGCTTGACGGACATACCTTAGTGTTCCAGCCGAGTAAAGAAATTTTGGAGCAAAATTTCAAGAAACTGTGCTCATATGGTATTCTTGATTGCAGCATCTATTCGGCTTCCTTTAATTCAAAGGAGATAAGCCGGATAACGTTTGCTACCATCGGTAGTGTGAAGAATCATCCCGAACTCTTTACCCACTTCAAAAACATCATCGTTGATGAGTGCCATTTGGTAAACCCCAAAGAGGGAATGTACAAGGACTTCTTCGATGCGGTGAAGTGCAAAGTGCTTGGACTCACAGCAACTCCTTATAGATTGTCCTCTTCACGTGACTTCGGTTCTATGTTGAAGTTTATCACACGGACGAAACCTCATGTCTTTTCAGAGGTCATTTATCATGTACAGGTATCAACCCTATTAGATATGGGTTATCTGGCGAAGTTGGATTACTATTCAATGAATCCTTCAGGGTGGAATGAACTTAACTTGAAAGTAAATACTACTGGTGCCGACTATACGGATAAGTCAGTTCAAAAAGAATATGAACGGATAGACTTCTACGGTTATCTCGTTCATATCGTCCAAAGGCTGATGAATCCCAAAGCCGGAGGAAAACGGAAGGGTATTTTGGTCTTTACCCGTTTTTTGAAAGAAGCGGAACGGTTAACGATGTCAATACCCGGTTGCGCTATCGTTTCAGGTGATACTCCTAAGAAAGAACGTGAACATATTCTTGAGGCGTTCAAAGCTGGTGAAATTCCGGTAGTAGCTAATGTGGGTGTACTTACGACTGGCTTTGACTATCCGGAACTTGATACGGTCGTTATGGCACGTCCTACAATGTCACTTGCCATGTGGTATCAGATAGTCGGTCGTGCCATCCGCCCGCATTCTTCTAAAGAATGTGGATGGATTGTGGATTTATGCGGTAACATCAAACGTTTCGGAGAGGTGTCGGATTTACGATTGTTTGATAGCGGTAATGGTAAGTGGGCTGTATTTTCTAACGGAAGGCAATTAACTAACGTGAGATTCTAAGACTATGGACGAAGGATTTTTGAGGCTAAGCCGCAGGTTTTTCTCGAATGAAATGTGGAATGAAGCCCGTACTTTTAGCAGTTGCGAAGCGTGGTTAGACTTAATTCAGTCTGCACGATTTGAGGCAACGCCCCGAAAGGAGAGTATCGGAGGTCGAGAAATCTCTTATTCAAGAGGTCAATATCCTGCATCCATAAGATTTCTGTCACAGCGTTGGAAATGGTCTGAAAAGAAAGTGCGTTCCTTTCTTGTGCATCTTAGAAAGAAAGGTATGATAACTGTTGAGTGCAATCAAGGAATGAACCTTATAACCTTATGTAAATATGAAGAATATAATCCAATGGGCACAACCAAGGACACAAGTAAGGGCACAGGTATTGAAAAGGAAATCAATGAATTAAGACAGGAATGGGCACAACTAAGGGCACAACTTGGGGCACAGCCCATGAACAACAATCTACCGCAATCCGAACTTTTACAAAAATCAGGGCACACAGAGGGCACAAATACAAAGAAAGAAGAAAGAGAGTATATAGATATATCTCTACATCAAAAGAAAGAAAATACTCCTGACGGAGTATCAAAGAAAGACAAGCTTTCTTTGCCCTCCCCCTCTGAAAAGATTGATTACAGCGGATTGATGGAATACTATAATACCACATTCAAAGACAGACTCCAGCAGATAAGATCAATGACTGATGTGAGAAAAAAGGCTGTAAAAGCCCGGATAGCCCAATATGGGAAAGAGTCAGTGAGGAGTGTTTTCAATCTCATTCTTCAATCCCCGTTCCTACTTGGAGCTAATGACCGCAATTGGAAATGCGACTTTGATTGGATTTTCAAACAAGCAAACTTTACTAAAATATTGGAAGGAAACTATAATGGGACAAGACTTAGTAAAAATCAACAGGATAGCGAGCAGCGAAAACGTGATTCAGTTCTTGCAGTCGCTACAACCGTTAGAGAAGCTGCCGCAAAAAAGAGAAAGGAACTTGAAGCAGAGGGCGTTATTGAATAAATATCCCGATCCTGCACAATTCATTCTTGATTACAACCCTGATTTGCAGTTCAAACTTGTCAGATGTAATGCAACCCATTCAGAACTGGCGTTGAATGACAGCATTCCGAGTTTAGGGCTATTGTCTTCTACTTATGGGGATGAAACACCGATAGAATGGCTAAAGATACAATTTGGCTCATTGAATGACTTTGCAGAAGTTTCAACCAAGATAGCGAAAGAGCAACTTTCTGAACTATCGGAGATATTCCTTTCGGAGTATTATTATATAAATGCCGCTGAAATCTGTTTTTTCATAGCACGGTTTAAGTCAGGGAAGTATGGGCGGTTCTACGGTTCAATAGATCCATTGAAAATAACAAGTGCGATGCTGGACTACGTTTCTGAACGTCGGAAAGATATTGAACGGAAAGAGCATGAACGATACAGAAACCAACGTGAAAAAGAGATAGAGGAGCGTGGAGATAACAGAATCTCTTATGCTGAGTACATTGAAATCAAGCACCGTGCTGATGCAGGAGATGAGGAAGCTAGAAAAATGCTGATATCACCATGAGAATAACCGTTTACTGGGTAACAAGAAATCCGGATGTTATCGTAAGAATCCGGAAAAAGTTCAATATCCCAAGTTATACTTCCGTGAACTACGAAACAGAATGTGAAATCAAGAATGAAGACTTTCCACTGTTAGAAGAAACAGAACGAAGGGGATTCATTCGAATTAGAAATAAGAATACACGATTATGCAAGGAACAGACAAACTTAATACGATAACCAATATCGTATTTGTCCTCACGGACGTTTTAGAAACCAACCTTCTAGAAATGCAGCAGCAATACAAGAAGGAAGGCTTTGAATTGCGGCACGATTCAAAAAGAAACTTCAACACAGTCATAGCCGCGATAAAGAGATTGAAAAGTGATGTGAATCATTGCAGCAAATCCACTCAGGAAAACTTCGGCAATGATTCTGACATGGTGAACGCCATGTTGCTCACACTGATTGACAGATGCGGTGATGATGACAACCTCGCTTATAAGATGTACGAATACATTAAATCTTTCCCGTCCAAACTGAATCTGGACTTGGATTTGGATAATGCGTTCAGCCACCTGTTTAAAAAGGAGAAGTTATGAAATCGCAGAAAAATATCTTAAAATCCATTGAAGGTCTGTCCGATATAGAACTATTTGTTATTGATCTCTTTTGTGGCGCCGGTGGCTTATCCGAAGGTGTGGAAGAAGCACGATTGGATGGAAATAGATGTGGAAAGGTTGTTTGCTGTGTGAACCATGACAAGAATGCCATCCTTTCACATGATGCCAATATCCCTGATGCACTTCACTTTATTGAGGATATCCGTACACTGGAACTTTCCCCGATAAGCACTATTGTAGAACGTATCCGCCAGCTATACCCTGATGCCATGATAATGCTTCATGCCTCTTTGGAGTGTACTAACTTCTCGAAAGCCAAAGGCGGTCAGCCGAGAGATGCCGACAGCCGGACGTTGGCAGAACATCTCTTCCGTTATATTGATGTTATAGACCCTGACTACATTCAGATTGAGAATGTAGAAGAGTTTATGTCATGGGGAGATATGGATGAGAATGGGAAACCTATCAGCATGGACAAAGGCCGGCTTTATCAAAAGTGGGTGCGCAATGTCAAGAAGTACGGTTACAACTTTGAGCACCGCATCTTAAATGCTGCCGACTTCGGTGCCTACACCACAAGGAAACGCTTCTTCGGCATCTTTGCTAAAAAGAACTTGCCGATAGTATTCCCTGAACCGACCCACTGTAAAGGTGGTAGGCAAGATATGTTCTCGCGGCTGGAGAAGTGGAAGCCGGTAAAGGATGTGCTTGATTTCTCTGATGAAGGAACTACCATCTTCAGGGAAAAGCCTCTTGCAGAGAAAACGCTTGAACGTATCTATGCCGGACTTATCAAGTTTGTAGCCGGCGGAAAGGATGCCTTCCTCGTAAAGTATAATTCTATGAGCCGTACAGGGAAATATAACGCTCCTGGGATTGACGAACCATGTCCGGTGGTAGCCACGCAAAGCAGACTTGGAGTAGCGCAAGTTTGTTTCCTCTCTAAGCAGTTTAGCGGACACCCCGACAGCAAGAACGTATCAGTGGAAGAACCGGCTGGAGCAATCACTTGTAAAGACCACCACGTTTTTGTATCGGCTTACTATGGGAACGGGCATAATCATTCGGTGGAACTTCCTGCACCTACGGTCACAACGAAGGACAGGATGGCTTTAATTGAAAGCCAATTTATGTGTTCTTATAACTTTAAGGATACAGGAAAGGATATTAACCAGCCTTGTCCTACACTTCTGACGAAAGACAGACTTTCTCTTGTATCTCCGTTTTTTATGAACCAATATTCTGGAGGTGGTCAGGTGTCTGATATAAACTCACCATGCCCCGCTGTTACCACAACACTGAAACAAAACTTAGTAATATGCCAGCCGTGGATAATGAATACTGCATTCTCAAATGTAGGTAGTAGTATAGAGGAACCCTCCCAGACCATTACCGCAAACAGGAAATGGCATTATCTGATGAATCCACAGTTCAACAGTGCTGGCGGCTCTGTTGATAGCCCCTGCTTCACATTAATAGCCCGCATGGATAAGATGCCGCCCTATCTGGTAGCAACAGAAAGCGGTCAGGTAGCGATTGAAATCTACAACAATGATAGTCCTATGACCGTGAAGATAAAGGAGTTCATGGCACTGTATGGCATAGTGGATATTAAAATGCGGATGCTTCGCATTCCGGAACTCAAAAAGATTATGGGATTCCCTGAAGATTATGTTTTAATAGGCACACAAGCTGACCAAAAGAAATTTATCGGGAATGCGGTGGAGGTTACACAAGCGAGAAAAAATACTGAAGCACTTTGTAAAGTATTGAAAAAGTTGAGATTGAAGAAATCAAAAGAAATAGCTTAATGGAAAATGGAAAACTTATATTAGATGCCTGTTGCGGCAGTAGGATGTTTTGGTTTGACAAACATAATCCTCTTGCCTTATTCGTTGATAAGAGATCGGAAATAGTAACTGCCAAGGACAGAGATAAAATCAGAACTATAGAAGTAAAACCTGATATAATAGCCGATTTTACCAACTTGCCGTTTGAGGATAGCTCTTTCTACATGGTCGTGTTTGACCCGCCACATTTGAAAACACTTGGCAAAACATCATGGATGGCAAAGAAATATGGTAGGCTTCCGGATAATTGGCAAGAAATGATAAAAAGCGGTTTTGATGAATGTATGCGCGTCTTGAAGCCTTACGGCACTCTTGTATTCAAATGGAATGAGAGTGAGATAAAAGCTGCGGAAGTTTTGTCTGTTATCCCGTTCAAACCTCTTTTCGGACATACTACCGGAAGACAGAGTAAGACAATATGGATGTGCTTTATGAAACTGCCAATTAACTAATAACGGAACAAATATGAATGAAACTAAGAAACCATGTCCCCAGTTTCCCTATTGGGGTGCACATTACCCTGATGCTTGCTGCATTGATGGGAAACTTTATGACCTTGACAGATGCGATGAAAACGGCAATCTGTATGAGCCTATCGACGATGTTCCATGTCCATTTTGTCAGACAGAGGATTTTATCGAATTAGACCCATTCGGGAAAGAAGATGAATTTTACGAGGGGATTGAAGATGAAGAAAAATCGAAAGAAAAAGCTCGTGAATGGTATCTTAATTGGATTGAGGGAATGAAAAAGAAATATTCTTAACGGAACAGAAATGAACGATGCACCAGTGTGAATATTGTTGTTGGTATAATGGTAGATGTGGGAATTGTGATTGTCCTACAGCTATGAAAAGACAAGCGTGTGAAAAAGCTAAAAACGCCAAAGAGTACAATGAAAAACCTAAAATAAAATAGTTATGACCGAAGAACTTGTAACATTAGAAACAGCGAAGTTGCTGAAAGAGAAAGGGTTTAATGAACCATGTATGATTGCTATGAATATTGAAGATGGTAGACAATATGGTACTAATAGAACAAATAGCGAGTTACCAATAAAAGTATGTTCCCATCCTACTCAATCCGTTGCACAAAAGTGGCTACGTGAAACCAAGAACCTGCATATCGAAATATCCTATATGTATGAAAACTATTGGACGTATGATATACTGACAATTCCGAGACATGACTTGATAGGATTGTCTGACAGGCCTATTATCCGTTATAATACCTACGAAGAAGCACTTGAAGCAGGATTACAGGAAGCTTTAAAACTTATATGATTATGAAAACAATATTATTTACAATTATATTTATTATCGCCCTATATGGGTTGGAGATCTCACAATTACATTTAAGCCGTTTTCTATCTCACTACCTGGCTGGTATAAGCCTGTAGGTATCCTTCTATTTTTTCTGTCAATGGCGGTATATACTATAGGGGAATATACTAAAGGCTATAAACAGGGTTTCGATGATGGGATAAAGGAATGTGTTGAAATACTTAAAAAGAAAAATCCATGAGCAAACTATATAAAGTAACCATTTTCGGGGAATCATTCTTAATCGGGTGGTTCCCTTTTTCTTCACGCTGGTATAACAAGCTAAAGATAATCAAATGATAGTA